CGTTTCGGGATTCACAGGGATCATGGCCATCGCGGGGGGCGGTGCACATTCCCTCGCCTTAAAAAACGATGGTACGGTTTGGGCCTGGGGGTATAACGGCGACGGCGAGCTTGGCAACGGGACAACTACAGATAGCAATGTTCCAGTTCAGGTTTCTAATCTTACCGGGATCACGGCCATCGCGGGGGGCGACTCACATTCCATCATCCTGAAAAATGACGGGACGGTCTGGGCCTGGGGTGGTAATGAATACGGCCAGCTCGGCAACGGGACCAACACCGATAGCAATGTTCCCGTCCAGGTTTCTTTCCCCGATGGGACGGTCATCACGGCCATCGCGGGGGGCGGTGATCATTCTCTCGCGTTGAAAAATGACGGAACGGTTTGGGTCTGGGGGCATAACAATGAAGGCCAACTCGGCAATGGGACCAATACCAGTAGTAATGTTCCAGTTCAGGTTTCTAATCTTACCGGGATCACGGCCATCGCGGGGGGTGGTAATCATTCCCTCGCCTTGAAAAATGACGGGACGGTATGGGCCTGGGGGGCTAACTGGTACGGCGAACTCGGCAACGGGACCAATACCAGTAGTAATGTTCCCGTTCAGGTTTCTAATCTTACTGGGATCACGGCTATTGCTGGAGGCAGTGACTATTCCATCGCCCTTCAAATTACTACAGAGCCATCTGTAGTTAACATGTATACTTCGAAAGTATACGATAGTACAATACCAGGGTTAGAATGGACTAAAGTCACTGTTAGGGTTTCTACAGCCAGTCTTCAACGCCAAAAGTATATTTTAAGACCTCCAGGAGGCTGTGGTCTGGCTTCCGACGGCTGTGTTTCTGAATATTGTGACGATGGGTATGCTGGTCATGGTGCTGGCATATTGACATCGTTATTCAAGGTGATGTATCGTGTGGCTGACACGTCCGACCAACTTGCCCTGGCATCATGGATAGAGTTGAGTTTGACGAATAGCATTACTAGCGATGCCGATGGATATGCTTATGATTATGATATTGGGGCTTATGTATCAAAGTGTGATTGGACAATAGACTATGAGGCGGCACTGTCTAATGCCATTGGTAGGTTTATACAATATAGAATAGAAATGTTAACTGATGGTAAGGATTCTCCAGTAATTTTCTCTATTGACTTTGATAGTGTTAAAACTTTGATAAATTCAGATATAGATTTAAGTCTATCTGGTAGAGACCTTACAATTTCCCCAGTATGATGGAGAGTTAGAGCTTGGCCGATGCATATCTCACATTCGTGTCAAATGGGAACTCTGGCCTTCCTACAGTTCAAGCTTTTTGGCCTGGCAAAACTATTGTCGGTTGTGATTGGTTCTTAGGTGGGTCGATAATTGTTTCCGCTTCACCAGACATCACGCTTGTCCCTACGGCAGATAATGCAGGCGTGAGCCGCTATACCGGTATCGCTTTTGGCATAGTGGAGACTTATAACAGAAGTTTTCCATTGTCTTATATTAATTTTTCTGTGTATCATAACGGGGGGCTTTAATAGAAGGCTTGACAAAGTGCTCTCACTATATTTCTTCTTTTGAATTAGCTAACGGTTGGCACTTTGTCATTGAGGGAGAAAGTTCTGAACATAGATTTAAATATCATTCTAATATCGTAATCGTAGTCACTATAACTACGTAGATAATTTATCGAATGGAGGATTCTTATGGCTTATAAACATTATGTGAGGCAGGCATTAATTACTGGTCGATATGGACTCATGGATCAAATAGATATGGCATTAGAGTCGATGGGATGGACTTTGTGCGATGGTATTTCCATGGCCAATCGTAAAGTCGCTAATTATAATAATGTTACTGCTGGCAGCGCTAGCAGCCCTGGCACAATTACTATACCAAATCATGGTTTCAGTACTAATGATTCAGTGTTTTATATAACAACTGGTTCGCCTATAGGAGGATTAACCGCCAACACTCTTTATTATGTAATAAAGGTGGACGATAACACTTTCCAGCTAGCATCATCTTCAGGCGGGTCGGCTATTAATCTAACCTCTTATGGGTCAAATAATCATATTTTTATAAGAGGAGGTGCTGCTAGTTGTACCTATGATTCTACCAGTCATACTTTTACGTCTGCTAGTCCACATGGGTTTGCAAATGGAGACTATGTCTTTTTTGTCTATTCTGGCGGTGTTCCTTCCGGGATGACACTGAATCAAGGTTATTATGTTTTTGGCGTATCGGGTAATAATAGTAATACTTTCAAATTAGCGGATGCGCCCAATAGTTCGACTTCTACGTATGCCTCTAACAATGGGACTGGCCCGCATGTCTTTACAAATGGAAACTGGCGAGTGTATAAGAGCGCTGGAGAATTATCAGATAGGTGGCCGGAGTATATTCTGGTTTTTGTCCAGCAGTCGACTAACAATGTGTATTTTATGGCCTATGAGAATTGGGACACAACTTATCATTATGGCACGGCTGCATCATATAATGGTGGTTACGGCCTAACTTCGCCAGAGACATATATAGCTACTACTGAGGGTAGTTTATACTATTGGATTTACGGCTCATTAGATACTGTATTTATATATACATTGATTTCAGGTACATATGCTCAGGCAGGTTTCGGTCATCTCAATAAGCGCTATTGGCCGACACCGGTTTCGACTACTACGGGAGCGATATCCTCTGGTTCAAACGTGACGGTCAGCGTTGCTGACGCTTCCAATTTTATCGTTGGAAAAAAATATCAAATTATTGGCAGATATACATCCGGGGGTCTTCAGACTGGACGTAGAGAAACTGCAACTTTAAGCGCGGTAAATACGGCCTCTTCTCCCAATACTTTAACGTTTTCTTCGGTTGCGAACAATTATGACTCAGGGGCATTTATAGGGAAAACGCCTTCTACATTTGGATTAATGCCGCCCAATGGAGATAGATTTTATGCGACATGTTTTTGGGACGCGTCTGGCTCTGCTACGGCCCCATCGGGAGTTGAGCGTCTTTCCACGTTCGTTCCCGAGAATGGCGCTACAACAAATCCAGAAACGAGAACTGGCTCTTTTGTCTTACAGCCACTTGCGTTTTATACTTACAATGGATCTGACGACGGTCTGTTGGGGTATATAGACCAATATATGTACCATTGCTATTCTAGTAACTTTGCCAGGGAAGATATGATGGCCCTTAACGTGCTAAGCTCAGGAACATGCACTTCCGCTACCACCAATACTTTATCTGACAGTGGGAAGGCATCGATTTGGACAAATAACGCCTTCGCAACTAACGTTGTGATGATTACCTCAGGACCCGGAGCAGGCGAAATACATAAAATATTATCTAATGACACTACATCCATAACTATTACCGATACTTGGGTAACGGTTCCAACAAACGCTTCTACCTATTTAATTGTTGATGAGGCATATAGATATCTATATGGGTCTAGCGCCGGTTCCAATTATTTAGATGCCTGGCTTAGAGAAGGAATTATGTAGGGGTTAAGAGATGACTGCTCATTATCCAAGTATTAAACTAAATATTTTTCCTCTTCTTAATATAAAGATGGCTAATGTGCATGTTAGTCTTTTTACGCCATCCCGACGTTTGTTCTCTCCAGCTCTTATTCTGCAAAATAATTCTACGATAGGGCAAGATTTTATTTCCAAGGTTGCTCAAATAGAATTAAGAGCCAGTATTTCTTCAAGACTTGTCACTATTTATAATGCCAATCCTACGCGTTGGCGAATATTCGTGATAAAGGGAAGTGTTTAATGTCATCATATAGAGGAATGTCTATAGCAATAACATCTGAGAGTTTATATAGGAACTAAGAAATGACTGCTTATTATCCAGGTGTTAAGCTAAATGTTTTTCCCCTCTCTAGTATAAAGACGGCTAACGCGCATGTTAGCTCTGTTAGATCATCATTAGTTCAACCCTCTTCATATAGAGCATCTGTAGTAATAACACTTGGTGAATTTGACCAGTATCCAATTGTACCTATTTATTATACCTCGTCATCCGTCTGCGTCGATGGGACAGTTACATTATCTACTAATGAGTTTTTGACTTATCAATGGCAATATTCTACAAATGGAGTTTCTTATGTAGGAATTGCTGGCGCAAACTCATCTTCTTTTACTGTTTCTTCTACAGTTAATGGTACAGGATATTATAGAGTTAAAGTTACGGTCCCCTATACGGGCGGAGATTTTTATTCTGGCCCTGTTATTATATCTTTCTACAATTTACCCACTCCTACCGTATCTGGAACTATGGCCGCATGTGGTTCGACTGTCTTATCGACTCAAAATTATTTTTCTTATCAATGGATCAAAGACGGCATAGACATTAATGGGGCTACGGCACAAACCTATGTTGCTACTGAAAGTGGTAATTATGCCGTTAGGGTTGGGGAGCAGCATGGAACATCAATATGCACAGGTACGTCACCAAGCACATTAGTAACTATTTACGGTTTTCCTGCAGTTACCATTAGCGGTGATTCTACCGGTTGCGTGGCCGTTGATTTATCTACCCAGACATATTCCTCGTATCAGTGGATGCTAAATAATGTGCCAATTCCAGGCGCGACGGCGCAAAATTATACAGCAACGGCAACGGGAGACTACACCGTATCTGTTGTAGATTCCAATGGTTGCAGCGCGACTTCCGCTATACACTCGGTCCAACTGTTTGGTTATCCAACTCCCCCAACGATTAATGTGGCTGGGGCTATGCTTTCTGTCCCAGCTATCTATTCGACTTATCAATGGCTTTTAGAGGGAGTTGCTATAAATGGTGCCACTTCATCTAGCTATTTAGCTGCATTTCCAGGGAATTACTCAGTAGAAATAACTGACGCACATGGATGTTCTGCGACGTCGGATAGCGTTTATGTAGTTATAATGGGGGCATATATCACCGTTACTCCCAATTTAATAGGACCGCCGACACTTGAGGTTATATGGCCAGGCCAGCAAATTACCGATGTCTATTGGTTTATAAATGACATTGCATCTATACGTACGACAGAGACTTTACTTGTTCCAACAGTAGCCGGTAATTATAAAGCGGCGTTGTCTACGGGCCAGTTAACTACCGTGACACCCTCGGTAAATGTAGACCTTTCCTATGAACCATTGTCATTTGAGCTTAATGTTCTTAGTCCCGTGGGGCAGGGCGGATGTGACCGTTATGCGGAGATTGTTTTCGAAGTTACGGAGCAACTAGGTAGGTCTATTCCAGTTTCATATATTAATTTTTCAGTACATCAGAACGGAAACTTGCTCTCAGATCTCATCAAGGGCTCGCCTTATGTTTCATATGAAGAAATTCCTAATGGCTGGCGTTTTATAATTAATGGGCCTTCTAATTCAAAATATAGATTTAAAAGTGGGGCTATTATAGAAATAAAAGTGGTAATTGGTTAAAACGAGGTGATATGACTATTGTCGTTATAAAAAATCATAATTCAGTGAAGCTTGAGGAAAAATGCTTAGGAAGGAACTATGCCACGTAACGACAAGCGGACTAAGGCGTGCCAATGACTACTAATGTTAATATTTCTGGTCTTACGGATAGTGATTTGGTGCTGGCGTGGGGGGATAACGGTAACGGCCAACTCGGCAACGGAACCAACACCAGTAGCAATGTCCCCGTCCAGGTTTCTAATCTTACGGGAATTACGAAAATTGCGGGCGGCTGGTGTCATTCCCTTGCCATAAGGAATGACGGCGCGGCGTGGGCCTGGGGGTTGAATGCTTCTGGTCAACTTGGCAACGGGACCAACGCCTCAAGCAATGTCCCCGTCCAGGTTTCAGGGCTCACTGGGGTAACGGCCATTGCGGGTGGAGAGTTGCATTCCCTTGCCCTAAAAAGTGACGGAACAGTCTGGGCGTGGGGGGATAATTATTGGGGCCAACTCGGCAACGGGACCAACACCAATAGCTATGTGCCCGTTCAGGTTTCAGGGCTTACGGGGATAACGGCTATCGCGGGGGGAGAAAAACATTCCCTTGCATTGAAAAATGACGGGACGGTTTGGGCGTGGGGGTATAATTATTGGGGCCAACTCGGCAACGAGACAAACACCAACAGCAATGTCCCAGTCCAGGTTTCAGGGCTTACTGGCGTTACGGCCATCGCGGGGGGTTCTGACCATTCCCTCGCCTTGAAAAGTGACGGGACGGTCTGGGCGTGGGGCTCGAATGGCAACGGCCAATTCGGCAATGGGACCAACACCGATAGCAATGTCCCTGTCCAGGTCTCAGGGCTCATGGGGGGGATCACGGCCATCGCAGCTGGCGATAGTTATTCTCTTGTCTTGAAGAGTGATGGGACGGTTTGGGCTTGTGGGTATAACGGTGACGGCGAACTCGGCAACGGGACCAATACCGATAGCAATGTCCCTGTCCAGGTTTCAGGTTTAACTGGAATTACGGCCATCGCGGCGGGTGACGATCATTCCCTCGCCTTGAAACAGGATGGTACGGTCTGGGCCTGGGGGTATAACGGGTATAACGGTGGCGGTGAACTCGACAACGGGGCCAACACCGATAGCAATGTCCCAGTCCAGGTTTCAGGGCTCACGGGGATTACGGCCATCGCGGGGGGCGGGCAACATTCTCTTGCCCTTCAAACCGCTACAGTACAACCACTAGAAATTACTTTTACATGGGCAGATAATAGCGCACAAGATAAGTGGGTAATAGCTACGGCCTCGGGCGGTAATGGTTCCTATGTATGGAGCACGGGAGACGTAGGGAAGTCTATTACCATTACTCAGAGCGGGACGTATTTTGTTGGTAGCGGTGGTGATTTCTCCCGATATTACTATGTAGATATTAGTGCCAATAAGGTTAATGCTGTATTGTCTTTTTCCTTTTCTGTAGAAGGCACGGATGGTTTGCTTCCCCCAGGTAAATATTCTTTTGAATATGATACCGGACTTGACATTAAACTGAAAAAAACGGGACGTTCTTTATATTTGGGTTCCTCTTCTTCTCAAATGAAATACGACTTAGCCCCGCATCTAGGAATTGACAAACCCAAATATGACGCTGGCTATGTTTACGATTCTTACTATCCTGCCGATGCTATTTTACTTGAACAAAGGCTATTAGATAAAGCATTCAATAATGATTTGGTTTCTAATTCTTTGGGTATTAGTCCAGTCAAAACAAATAATAGGCTGGCCCCCTTTGTGGATAACAATCGGCATAATTTAATGGTTGTACATTTTGATGGTTGCTATGATAATTTTGCTTCTTTTTATCCTTTTTATTCTGGCATTTTTTTAACGGATTCTCTTTTTGGCCAGGCTGGGGTTTTTAGTGGGACCCCACTGATAGTTCCCAATATAAGATATTTTAGTATAACGACAGGCACAATCCAAATGTGGGTGAAAAGACTGTGCAAAGTAAGGGGAACTAAATACTACATCGTGGATATGCAGCCTTTTATTGGCTCCAATGGTCTTGCAGCTTCCTTTTCTTTATACATAGACGAAATAGATAATTTGACATTTGAAATTGTTGGCTTTACTCCTATTTCTGGAACTAATTCTGTGCGAACGGATAAGTTTGCCATTCATTGCCCATTGTCCTCTAAGGACTTGAATGGCAATGAATATAACCATGTTGCTATCACGTGGAACAATTCATCTTCTCCCGCTGCTAATTTTATGCGTTTATATGTCAATGGAGAGTTGCGCAGTCTGTTGAAATATGACACAGGTGCTACTCTCGGCATAGAAGAAGTAACGGCTGAAGAAAGATTATCTGGGGATTATGGTGATTCTACATTTGTTGGAGATGATGGCAAGACTCATACGGTAAAAGCCAGGGTCAATAAGTTTATCGCAGATAAACTGGGTACGATAGTTGATCCTAGCACAGTGTCTGTTGGCAATCCAGGTACAAAGTTTCCACGTACAATAGAGGGGCTACAGAGCTTTTTTAATCAGCTTGTAGCTGGGGTTCCGTACCAAACTTCGTCATATGTTAACGGAATTTTAACATTTTCTAACCAGGTTTATAGCGGTACATTCTATGACTGGTTAGACCTCATGAATGAGCAACCTACGCAAAAATACGATACTGAGCCAACGCAGTGGCTAAATGCCGTGAAGAGTAAGACTAGTGTTAAAGAAATAAACGGGCAGTTTATTAGTAATGTGTCTGATTTTACAGCTATATATATTGGGGGAGACATTAACGGGCGTTATCCAGGTCAGGTGTTGATAGATCAATTTGCCATTATGAACGCGCCCCTAACTACTATGGAAATAGCCGCCTATCAACGTCAACAACCTATTTCTCTGAGCGATAGCCGTGTAACGTTAGGATATGATTTTAATATATCCGCTATTGAGGCAATGACCTTTACAAATCTACAGGATGAATTCGGACGCAATTTTGAGCTTACCGTTAATGTGCTTAATCCCTTTAGTTTTCCACTGGATAAGGTATTAATCACAAACTTAATTTCGATGGTTCGTCCAGCAAATTCGACGGTCTATGTTAATTTTGTTTAGCTATTAATAAAATATCAACTCTTGGGGATGACTATGAGCGATACTATATTGAAACCGATCTTCTATTCGAATCAAAACATATATAAGGACAATCTCCAGCGCATTGTTACATACGATGCGGCAAAGCGCACCGCTCTTATTCTGTCTATGTTTAATAATGGAGTAGTAAATCCTACTCCATATGATTTAAACGCAATGAGAGTGGTTGTTGATTCCTATCGTAATAATAGTGCATATTTGGACTTTCAAACGTCCACTCAAGCCAATAACCCTATTACTATAGCGGCAAGTGACGATCCCAGAATCTTATACGCCCAAAAGTTTTACGCCAGAAGCAACAATATCCAGAAAGTAAGGCTATGGATGTTGGTGGATGTTGCACCAGGCATTGTGTTCGGTGAAATTTTTGTAGAAATTAGGCCACTGGTAGGCACTAATTGTGTATCAAGCAATAGCTGTAATTGCAATTCGACTTTGCCCACTGGAACCGACCCTCTTACCACTGAGCCTTCGTCTCAGGTTTTAGCTAGGCGGGTTTTAGACCATAACACGATTAATAATTCTTTCCCATATATTGACGTTGATTTTGCAACTGAACCGCTGGTGTCAAATATAGATGGTCGTTCCTTGATTGTGCCAGGGCAGTATTATGCCATAGTAATTGGACGTAACTATTCAACTACTGGTAATTTGAAGATACATGGAAATTTTGGAAATAATTTAGCCAATCTAGATGGGTATGTTACTAAATTTGATCCTAGTACCGGTCTGTGGATTAACTATAGTGGTGATTCAATAGCTTATCAAATTTTTTCTGACACAATAGAGGTTTTACCTGGCGATAGTATCATTGCCGGTTCTTCCGTTAACAATCCTATTTACGTGCAAGATTCAAATGGTAATTTGGTTAGATATCATTTAGGAAATATAGATTTGGCCCATGTTAAAAGTCTTGCCAGCGCTGGAGCAGTAGGGCAAAGTGGCGATGGTAGGAATATGGTTATCGCTCGCATTCGCGAAGTGGATATGGAATTCCAGCCTAATCCTAGGACTGGTAATCCCAATGCGACGGCAACAGCGGAAGTCATAGAGGTTTCTGTAACTACTGAGAAACTATGGGCCGCAATGTCAAGCTCAGAGCGTGACAGCTGGTTGGTATTAGCTTATGTTACAGATGAAAACATTAAAACGATTAAAGGTTTATATGAGCCGCCTTGCGATATCAATGCAGCTGCAATTGCTGGGAATTGGTCTCCTGGTCTTATAAAAATTGAAGATGCTAGGGTATTTATTCCTCATGCTCAGTCGCTTAAATATGGTGTATTAGACGAACCCCCAGGTAGAGCAGTGTCTACCACATACAATGCAAATCTAGTTGTTCCGCAGGTTAATAACGATTTAGCTCTGGCCCCTATATACATTAACTCTGAAGGTGGGGTCCCCAGTAGTATATTTAAGACTGGTTGTGTAGATAGAAATCATCTTTCGGTTTTTGATAGTGCTTTTGGTATAACTTTAACGACTCCACACATGGGGAAGTATTTATTTTATGCAGATGATGCTGGCACCTTAAAAAAGATTAATATTATTCCTCCCATGCCCCAGAACGTTATTGCTAGCGCGGACGTTACTTCAGTTCCCAGAACACTTAATGCCTCTACAACAGTGGGAGCTTGTGTCAATGCGAATATGGGCTTAAGGGTAAGGTTACAGTGGACTCCTCCAGTCGACCCAACCTCTTATCGGGGAATAGTCATAGTGCGATCCACGGAGGACTATCCTCGCTCTATAGACGATGGAGTTATTATTGCCGCGTCAGAGCGCACATTCACAACCACCGATGGGCGCGTCTACAACTTTGATCCAGTCGGACAAGCTAACCCATGTTGTAGTTCTGATACTGCAGATGCTGGCATTATTGGAAGAAGAAGGGGGCTCAACTCGGCCCTTCCAAGTCTTCCTATGGAATTAGTTAGTGCTATCGATGGGACTCTTAATAGTTTAAATGGTGTTGTGGAATATTCAGTAGTTCCTGGCAATGATTTTAATGTTACCCTATCAGCTTTCAATTTAAGCTCGGCAATTCTTCATCCACGTTTTGATGTTGACTTGGTGTATGCCAATGGTTCGATTAGTTTGCTTAGAGATTATCAAGCTGCAAACGCAGATACTATGAATGTCTCTTCTAATAGTATTAAGATTGTACTCCCCCTCACTATACCATCTCAGATTGGTGAACCTAGCAAGAATCCCTCACCTCCTACGCGCAGTCCGTCTGCTCTTATGTACTCTGGGGGTTCACGTCCTTGGGATCCACTTCCTGATCCACATCCTTGGGATCCTGTACTTGTTTATAAAGATCTTCCAACTGGGTATTTGTATTTGTGTATTAGGGTGTATGATGGATTTGCTTCTACTCATCCACAAATTGGGGCCTTAACACTAATTCTTAAAAATGAGACAGGTACGGGCTTTAAGACTGGTTTGGCGGTGACCTCTGCTCCGCTTTACGAAAACGGTCAAGCAATATCTAATTATATTGCAGATTCGACCTCTATTTTAACCTCTCCCTCAATCAGCATGTTAAATACATCTACGGTGCCATTTGGCAGGCTTTCGCTTAAACCACAGTGGATTGCTAATTATCGCAATGGGGCTATAAACCAAATAGTCCCTTCTAACTCTATCGATCTCACACCTTTAACAGTAGTGAATGGGTCAGAGGTCCCCATGGACACCCTATTTGACTATATTGGGGCTAACGACTCGGCGACTCCCGCGACGGTGGCATCTGGCGCCTTCTCATTGCAATTTATTGATATTGTCGGTAGTTCAATCGCTATAGGAGATAGCTCTACTTTATCTCCATCAGAACTTTTCTTGTCTGTGGTAGACGAGACCTCTACGGCAGATATTAAGCCTATTGTGGCGTATTATAATCAAAGTCTGTATCTGGTACCAAGACAACAGTTGGTTCTCAATAAAGAGTGCACTTGTTATGTAGATGCTTATTCAGGCACCGCTTATTCGGCCGGTTTTGTTGGCTGTGAGCGTGGTTTTAATGCTGCGTCTTGTAACAATGGCATGTCTTATAACCTTATCTACTATTATACTCTCTTCACCTATAACGACGCTGGCCATTTTAGCTATGCAGATAGATGTGCTATGGCAGAATATGGTATTGGAAATGCCCTTCCGCCAGGCCCCATTTGCCAATTGTCCATCTTACAACAGGCCAGTGGCAATCATGGCACACAGTATGATAGCGTGGCTCTTTCGTGGGTCAATCCGAATGATGCTTCTTTATACGGTGTAAGGATTTATGTATCTCAGCATCGTTATGCTACTAACTTTGTTGAACCATTTAACGCGAACGACCCAATGTATATTTTATATGATTCAGTTCTAACGCCTAACCTTAATTCGATAGTTAATGTTGGTCCTGGGACTAGCTCAGCTATTATTGATGGAGTAGATAACTTTACACATGGCTATCGGGAACTCTATAAGCTTTCTTCGGGAGGAGATGCGGTTTTTGCTGAGTCATCTACGTCTCCCGCTGTCCAATTTGAGGCAGGTGCAGTATATTATTATACGGTCTTCACTTATGATGTCAATGGCAATTATAACATGCCAACTTGTATCGATAGGGGCCAAATTAGCTATGCGCCGTCTTCCCCGATGTCCTGAGGTAGGTGCGGTATATTACGAGTCCTTCCACAAGAAAGTCCCAGTTTTAACTTGGGGATGAATTGCGGAAACTATTGCCTATTAATGTTTTTGAATAATATATATGATTTTAACGTATAAAATAAAACACTCTCGTGATTTTTCTTCAGAGCTTTCTGCGGCGCGTAGCGTCGCAGAATACGCTTTAAAATATCGAACTATTTCAAGTAAAGATGTTTCTCAATTTGGATTAAAGTCTATTATCTCAAATCAAATTTTAAGAAAATACTCAAGAAATCATAAAGCAAAAAAAGTTAAGAACGTTAAACTAACCATTCCAAACCAGGGAATATCAGTTGATAAAACCAATCAGACGATTTACATTCCTAGTCTTAAGTTAAGACTCAATTATCGGTTTCAAGATTTTATCAAGGTTAATCAAATTGAGCTAGATAATACTTATGCTTATGTTAGTATTTCGGCGGCAGAGCCGCCAAAACAAGACATTCAAGGATACCTTGGAATAGACTTAAATGAGACGGCGCATTGCGCCGTGATCTCCAATCCTATCACAGGGAAAGTTTTAAAACTAGGAAAGAAAGCACAACATACTCATTTAAAATACAAAAGCATTAGAGAAAAACTTCAAAAGAAGAAAGCTTACAGACAATTAAAACAAGTCAAGAACAGAGAATCTCGGATAGTAAGAGACTTGAATCATAAAATATCAAGGACAATTGTTCAGGAAGCAGTTAAAAATAATTGTGGAATTAAGCTAGAAGACTTAAGTGGGATTAGACGCAAAACAAGAAATATAAAAGACACAACTAAACGCTATTCCTTGAACTCTTGGGCTTTTTATCAATTGAAATCATTCATAAAATATAAAGCTCTTTTGCAAGGAATACCTGTAGAAGAAGTGAATCCTTTTAATACTAGCCAGACTTGTTCAAAATGTGGAGAGCTAGGAAATAGAAAAGGAAAAAGCTTCAGATGTCCGCATTGCGGACATCTTGACCATGCAGATGCTAATGCAGGATTTAACATTGCAAAAGCATCTGTCATAGTCAATTGCGCGGCGAAAGAGCGCCGCGCAAAGGGAACACTGATGTCCCTAGAAAGCTCTGGAATAGATGATGTAGTTTTTCATCTTATCTAACTTTAGAACCCCCACGGTTTTAACCGTGGGAGTACGTCAGGTCAGTTATGATGTCAATGGCAATTATAACATTCCAACTTGTATCGATAGGGGCCAAATTAGATATACGATATAAAATAAGACAGAAAAGAGAAGGATCATGGATATTCTGTACAACGCTTATGTTGGTTCGATTTCATCGTGGTCGGTTGTTGCAAGAAATGTAATTTCCAATTTACTATTATTAGGGAACAGGATTAGAGTCTCAAGCACAAATGGGTGGGAAAATGTCCCCCCAGAAATTGTGTCTCTAGCTTCCACTCAACTAACAGATCCTGTCTTTTTAGGGTATACTGTCCCGCATCGCCTCCCTTCCATTTCCCAGAAAACCAAATTTCTTATTTATAATTATGAGTCGTCATTATTGCCTTCTGGTTGGGCAGCTACTATCAATCAGCAAGCTAGTTTAGTATTTCCAGCCTCTACTTATGCGGCAAATATCCTGCGTAACAATGGCGTAATCTCCGACAAAATAGTAGTGATGCCATATGGAGTTGATACCAATATTTTTCATCCAGGCATATCTCCGTCAATACCAAAAGATAAATTTAACTTTTTATATTGTGCTATCCCACACGTGAGAAAGGGCATAGATCTACTTTTAAAGGCTTATTTTCAAAATTTTAATGCTTCAGACCCAGTAAGGCTTATTTTAAAAACGTCTCGTCGTTCTTCTCCTCCGCAGAGCTTTGTGATCGACATAGACAAAACTATTTACGAAATAAAATCAATGTTTCCTAATAAAGATCTACCAGAGCTGATGGTAATAGATCAGGTGTATCATAACCTAGCGTCATTATATAATTCTGCCCACGCTTATGTCGCCCCTAGTCGTTCAGAAGGCTTTGGTATGACGACGTTAGAGGCTATGGCTTGCGGTATACCAGTAATAGCAACAGCATATGGTGGTCATTTAGACTTTCTAAATGATGATAATGCTTATATGGTTGCCACCAAAGAAGTAGAAGCTACACATCAAATGCAATACTGGCAATACCAACGTGGGGCTTTAATCGGAGAACCTGACGTGGATGATTTGGGACGACAAATGAGGCTGGTGTATGAACATTATGAGGGAACTATTCCTAAAATTGCAAATGGATTTGAGACTGTTAAGAAATATAATTGGAAAGATATTATTACTGGGTTACACAATGTGATGCATGAGCATTTAGGTATTAAATCTAAGCCTTCTTCTCGTGGGGCAGTTCCTAAAGTAAGCTCAGTAGTAACATCCACCCACCCTGTCTCTATTCCCAAAACAGGGAAGATTGATAGGGCCGCAGCTAGAAGACTTTTATCTGGACAGAAAGCTACGTTGTCGACCTCCCCTGGGACCCATGAGGTAGTTACTCAGCCAAGTATTTTACCTGTTCCCCCGACTCCAATGAGAATATTACAACAGAATGTTATACTACTTCCTCCCAAGAAATCTATTGTTCCTTCCTCTTCCACTTCTCCACCCAGCCCAGATCCAGTGATGGAATTAGGGAGCCATCCCAAATCTGAGATTGTGGTATTTTTGGCCCTTGATGATTTTAATGATCCAAAATATAGGGCTTCATACGCAGAAGTCCTATTAGCAAAAGATAATTTATCTCCAATATTATTAACGGGTTCTCAGGTCTCTACTCAAATCATAACAACTATTTATGAAAATTTTAATCAAGCTGAATCAAAAAAATGGCAGGCTATTAAGAGGGCGGCTAGTTCCATTACGTTAGTTGTCAACGTAAGCGAAGTTACAAAGTTAGGATATTATTTGGGTCTTTTGGCGCCAAAGAAAGTATATTATATTGTAGATATTCCAATGCAGGGATACCCAGTGCAGAATTTAAAGTATGGCGAAATAAGGATTTTAATTAATCTAGTTGCAGGTAATTCTCCAATCTATCTTACTGGTCAAGCGGCATCTATCTGGATAAACATCGAGGATATTCCAGAAGAGGGTTTTTTATCTCAAGCCGCTCTTTATGGTGAGTTGCTATGAAGGGAATTAAATTTATAGGTAATCCTCAGGATCATACGGGATACGGTCGCGCCTCCTTAAATACTATTTTAGCTATATTGTCTGCCAAAATTCCAATTATGGTAGAAAATCGAAGCTTTGTAGCGCGAGAGGCGCGAATTCCCTTGCCGAATGAGCTGGTGTCGTTGATTAAGCCGCAAATCCCATATAGCCATGTGATAGTTCAATTAACACCAGAGTTTTTCTCCAGAGCAAAAGAGACAGGGAAAACAAATATTGGTTATTTCTTCTGGGAAACCGACAAGCTGCCAGTAAGTTGGACGCGGGCTTGCAATACTATGGATGAAATTTGGGTTCCGTGCGAAAGTAATCGCTTAGCATGCTTAAATAGTGGGGTTGTAGTTCCAATTCGTATAGTTCCTCAAGCTATGTCGCTCCACACTCACACAAGAAAAATACTTATACCTAAAGTGGATAAACAAACGTATATTTTCTATTCTATTTTTCAGTGGACAGAAAGAAAAAATCCCAAGTGCATGTTGCAAGCTTATTGGAGCGCCTTTACTAAAAATGACAACGTAATGCTAGTTTTGAAGGCTTACGGAGCAGACGACTCTCCCTCTTCCATAAATTTAATCAAAAACACAATAGGCAGGTACAAAGCCGAGATTGCAGAGGGCAAGTCTCTTCATGATTTACCTCCAGTGTATTTATTACCAAAAATTATATCTGATGATGATATAGCCTGCTTACACAATACAGGACACTGCTTAGTCTCTACCGCAAGGGGTGAGGGATGGAATATGTCAGCCGCCACAGCCATATTAATGAACAAGCCAATAATTTCCTCTGTATATGGTGGGGTAGTGGATTTCTTCGACCAAACAGAATATTATGCCGTGAATAGCAATGGAATGATCCCAGTTAGTGGAATGCCATGGATTAAATGGTATACTTCTGATCAGCATTGGGATGATCCTAATTGTGCTTCAGTCGCCCGTTTGATGCGAGAGGTTTTTAATGAGCAGACTAAAATAGTCCAATATAGAGATATAGGCATGGACATTGCCAGCGTGGGGCAATTAATTGGGCGTCTCATTGGAGTGCATCAGTAGGGCATCCATACAAACATTTTGCCTCTGGAGGTGTCCACAGATGGCATGGCCCATTGGTACGAAGCTATGGTTAACTTGGGATACCCGAAAAGCTATTAGCTCTGAGCTCCAACGTTTAGGTATGCTATGCAGGGTTTTGTCTGGAGGCTGAACTGATGAGTGTTTATGGTTTGATTGGTCACCTTTTGGTCAAACAAGTTAATGCATTTATGTCGTCAATATAGGCTTAGTGTCTGAAAAAATAGCATGGTTTGAAAATATTGGAAGCAAACCACATAGAATATATGTCAGTCACATAGGGAGCGCTTGACTTTTTCCATTTTGAAAATTATATTCCTCTTGAGAGGTAGCCATAGAATAAGGAGAAAATTATGGATAATGAAATTAGAGTTGAAGCCTTGCAAAACGTTCCAGGCGGAATTACCATTGAAAGTACGGGTAGCGCCAAAGAGGTTAAAACAGGTTCCCCAATAGAAGTAAGAGGAGTTAAAGTGGGAATGACAGGGGAGTTAGCAATTCGTTTCGGTGTCGTGGGAGCCGGTCAGGGTGGCTCTAGAATAGCTGAAGTTTTTGGTGCTCTAGGATATCCCTCATGCGCTATTAATACGGCCAAACAAGATTTAAAGTATATTAAGCTTCCCGAAGACCGTAAGCTCTGCATGGAATGGGGCTTAGGCGGAGCGGGTAAGGACATTCGGCTTGGTGCGGAGGCGTTTGCTGCTCATCAGGATAGCGTTAAGAACCTTATTGAGCGGACTTTTGGTAATGATGTAGACTATGCTTTAGTTTGCGTGGGTGGTGGGGGTGGTACTGGTTCAGGTGCAGCCGAGCAGCTTATTAATATCCTGCACGCCTACAATCTCCCCGTAGGAATGATTTATACTTTACCTCAGTCTCATGAGGATGCTTTAACTCATGCAAATGCAGTTAAAGTGTTAGATAAACTTAGCAAGCTAGTTAAGGAAAAGATTCTGACGACACTTATTGTAGTGGATAATGCCAAAATCGAGGCTATCTATCCATCGCTTTCTACGGTTTCTTTTTGGCAAAAGGCCAATGGGGACCTAGTGAATATTCTTCATCAGTTTAATCGTCTATCTGCTCAGCCCTCAAGGTTTGTCTCCTTTGATAGTATGGATTTTGCCAAAGTTATTACAGAGGGTGGCTGCACAGTCTATGGGGCAGCTAGGCTGTCCGAATATAAAGATGCAGAAAGCTTAGCCGCGACAGTTGTGGGAAGCGTTAAGGCCGGTCTACTGGCTTCTGAGTTTAATTTAGCAGAAGCAACTATGGGTGGAGTTGTTATTACTGGTGCCTTTGATACTTTGTCAACAGTCCCGCAAGAAGATATAAACTATGCCATTTACAATTTGACTTCTATCGTTGGCCATGCGGGAATCTATAGAGGTATCTATGATTTAGACGCTTCTGAGGCTGGCCGAGGATTGGTTGTATATACTATTTTGAGTGGTTTGGGCGTACCTCATAAGCGAGTGGAAACTCTCATCCAACGTGGGGATGAAGGTGCCCAGGCCCTGGAAATTAAAAAGAATGATTTGACAAAAATGAACGTTATTGGATCTGACTCTTCAAGCATAGACCACGATAAGCTTAAGTCTATGCAAGATAAGCATGGTCCGTTGGGCAAACTTCTGGGTCGTACTAAAAAGTCTTAGTTTATTCTACTATTATCATGAGCAGGAAACCAAAAGCGCCTGGTAACGGGCGCTTTTTGTCTATTAATGGAAAGACATAAAAAACGGAGGTGAACATGAAGCTGAGCGATAATGGTAGGAAACTACTGGCTGAGTGGGAAGGTGTAAAACTCCAAGTGTACAACGACCAAGCTGGGTATCCCACTATTGGGGTTGGACATAAATTAAACGCAGAAGAATTAGGGTCTGGCATGATTCTTATAAATGGAGATACGGTAGCATACAAGAATGGCTTGACTTATCAGCAAGCTTTAGATTTGCTAGCGCAGGACGTGGTTTCTAGAGAGGGTGCCGTTAATCATTACGTGAAAGTCCCTCTTAATCAGAACCAATTTGATGCTTTAGTGAGTTTTGCTTTTAATGTAGGTATTCACAATTTCTCTAGTAGCACGCTGTTAACAAAGCTTAATGCTGGGCAATATGACCAAGTTCCCGTTCAGTTGATGAAATGGGTTTATGTTCATCATAATGGTGCGCCTGAAGTAAGTCAAGAGCTAGTCCATCGTCGCACTAAAGAAGTCACTCTTTGGAATACTCCCATTGAACAAGAATAGATTGCCTATTATAATTACGGATAAAACTACTGCTATCTATGATAGCGTAGCAATAGCCAGTGAATTAAACTGGGCGCATAAACTTATGCACATAGATGAGGCATGGGCTAGGGCAACGGGCAAAGGCATTAAGATTGGCATTGTAGATACGGGATGTGACATTAATCATCCTGACCTCAAAGACGCTATTGTGGATTGTAAAAATTTTTCTAATTCTCCTGGGAGATGCGAAGATTTAAATGGTCATGGTACCCACGTTGCTGGAATTGTTGCAGCTAAAGTTACTGGGCGTGGTGTTTCTGGAATAGCTCATGATGCTAGCCTATATATCGCTAAAGCAATAGACAATTCTGGGGTTGGTGATTCGAACAATATTACTAGAGCTATAGAGGCTTGCACTGAAGCTGGTTGTGACGTCATTAACTTATCGCTTGGGAGCCCAGAAGAATACGTCCCTATGTCGATGGCAATTAAGAGAGCTGTGGATCGCAATATTATAGTTGTTGCTGCCGCTGGGAACTCTGGCGATAACAACGACTTAACTATAGACGAACAATGGCCGGCTAGACTGCCATTTGTTATTTCTGTTGCGGCTATTAATAAAAACCTAATTAGTGCGCCGTGGTCTTCATCGGGAAATAATATTACTTTTTCTGCGCCTGGAGTAGATATTCTTTCTTGTTATCCAGGCGGCCGATATGCTACTATGAGTGGAACTAGTCAAGCTTGTCCATTTATTACTGGCATATGCGCACTGATGAAAGAAGTTAAAAAAGACATAGGCCGAGAAGAAGTAGTGAAAATTTTATCGCAGTATTCTTTATCTATTGGTAGTAAAGCTAGTTCAGGAGCAGGTGTTATTAATGTGGTAGCTGCTTTAGATTCATTGGCCACCATAGTGAAGAAAGGGCATTAAAACTTTGGGCCAGTATAGTTAACTTTTGCCAGGTTGTGCAGCGGGTAGACGGATATGGGTATATGCATACGCTAGATAAAGGAGGTGGGGGAACTCAGGCGGCTTGCGCAGTTGTACTATTCCACTCTGGTATAAATACCGAGGTTTCCCGCGTAACCAGATGAGCGATGCCTTCAGCAATCAAACTCGCGATGAAATTATTAACGAGATTAAGGAATTACTCTCTGAGGGCGGATCAGTCTCTCTTATCCCTAAGCAGAGGGTTCCCAATCAAACTTTTGCAGATAGAATGGCCGAAAAACTTACTAATTTTGTAGGTTCTTGGACATTCGCATTAAGTATGGCCGCTGTAATCTTAGTGTGGTTTTTGGGGAATGTTGGCCTCATATTTTTACCAGCTTTTGATCCATATCCCTTTAATTTTTTAAATTTGGTGTTAGCCGCTGTGGCTGCGTTCCAAGCTCCGGTAATTCTTATGGCTCAAAATGCCCAGTATCATAGAGATTTGCAACGGGAAATGCATCAATATGAGGTTATCTTGGCGGTTGAGGGTGAATTGAGAGCACTTTATAATAAACTATCTCACCTAGGCACTGATGTGGCAGTTGCTATTGAAGAGTTAGAATTTGCACAGGACCAATCAACGAAAGAGCTAGGTGAGATTTCGGGGGCAATATCTAAAAACCTTAGCAGTACTTATGGATGCCATCTTAAAATGGAAAAATTGCAAGATACAGCGGAAGAGATTGCTATGCGGACTTCTCGTTTATTGGTACTTGTTAAAAAGTTAAAGGAAACTTCCAATCTCATTCCAGATGGAAGCAATGAAAATCATAAAATTGTTTCGGACAATGAAAATCATAAAATTGTTTCGGACGATGTAGATGACTAATGAAGAATGCCTTTCGGGCTAAGCGCTAGTTTGACTTTTCGAGATTGCTATCTTATATTATTCAAAAAAAGGGGGCTTGTCCCCCTTAGTCATCTTGGAGCAGCATGCTTACATTTGTAGTGCAGCATAGTGTGACTAGAGTGGAAAACGTGCAAGACGTTCCGCAAAGTTTTTTATTTGCGCTAAATGACTATCTTAGTTACACTGAACGGGACTTCCAATATACTTGGCGGTACAAGAACACAGCTTGGAATGGCAAACATTATCTTCTTGGCGGAAAATGGGATAAGAATATTTTCATTCCTAGTTTTAATTCTCTAAGTTTTCGTTCTGGTTTATTAAAACGAGTTCTAGCTTTTTGTAAACAAAATAATGTAGGTTATCTAGTTGTGGATGAGCGCACCTTTCCGACGCTTGGAGATGGTATGGCATGGCATGGGTCGCTAAGAGACTATCAAGAAATAGCTGTTGATAAATTTATAGAAAATAAAAAGGGCATACTGGCCGCTGCAACTGGAGCTGGTAAATCTATTATTATCACCAATATTGTCAGTCGTCTGAATCTTCCTACTGTTATTCTATGCGGAACAATAGACTTGGTTATTCAAATGAAAGAGCATTTAGAGCGAGAAATTCCAGGTGCAGCTATAGGTATAGTTGGAGATGGTAAATGCGAAATTGAAGGTATCACAGTTAGCACTTGGCAATCCGCCGCCCGCTCTATAGATTCCAGGGCTAAAACCTATTTTTATGACCGTCAAGTATCTGAAAAGTTTGATGTCGCGCATTCTGCAAAAATTATTGAAATGTTAAAGGCTGCCCAACTGGTAATTTTAGATGAATCGCATTGCGCAAGGGCCAAAACTATCCAAACTATTTTTAGAAATATAAATGCTCCATACGTTTTGGGAACTAGCGCAACCCCCAAAAGAGACGAGGGTGATGATCTGCTTATTGAGGCAGAACTTGGAAATATTTTTTATGATATCAATGCCTCCACTCTCATCGAAAAGGGATGGCTTGTACGACCTACTATTGAATATAATTACATTGATAACTCCGGGAAACAAGTAGAGTGGGACGACTTTCATGCGGTCTACAAGCAGCTTATTGTCAATAACGATGCTAGGAATTATATTATAGGAGAGAAGGCCCGCGCCATGGTAAAAGCGGGCAGGAAAACTCTTATATTGGTCGACTATCTTGAAGAGCATGGTAAGGTTTTAGAAGAAATGCTCTCAGATATTCAAGCGGAGTTTCTTAACGCTACGCTGTCCTCCAAGAAAAGGCAGGTGCTTATTAATGCTTTTCGTGCAGGAGAAATTGATTGTATGATTGCCACGTCTCTTGCGGATGAGGGATTAGACGTACCTATTATGTCAGGAGAAATCCTGGCTGGCGGGAAACGAGGAAAGACTAAAATTAAACAGCGAGTGGGCCGGGCCCTGAGGCCGCACGCGGATAAAATAGACGCTTTGGTAGTAGACTTTATAGATGACGGCAGATTTGTTTTAGATCATAGTATTTCTAGAATAGCTGCTCTTAAAACGGAACCGGCATTCAATCTTGTGGCTAATAATGTACCAAAAGAGCGCAAAGATGTAATTCTTAAAAAAATTGAGAAAGCCATGGGAAAGATAAGAAAGGATAATTTTGATGAGCAAGCAACTTGATAGCGCTGTCAAACATTTAACTTTAGAAATTCTAGAGAATGTCACCCCAGAAGACGTCCTGAAAACTGCGGGGATTGAGAATAATAAAGTTAATGTTACTATGGCCAAGCGGGCTATTACTAGATTTCGGAAACAAATAATAGATTCCGCTAATGCAGATGCCATAGAAACAGATCCATCTGTTACTAAATTCAAAAACTTCTATATTAAAGACGTTCGTAGTGTCACGGACGTGAGGAAAAATGGCAGAGTGCGTGTAGCCACAGATGGGAGCTTGACGCCGATAAATGAATGGGGTCACTTTGAGTTGCTTTCTTATTTTTTGGAGTTATATTACAATAGAACGGGGAAGGAATATCCAATTGAAACTCCTGGGGTGGTATATCGTAAGTTTGCTAAAAATAAAGGAAAATGGGAGGTTAAGTCCACTAGAGGACTTAATATAATGGCGTTTCTTCTTAAAAAGCTAAACACAGCGGAAGCAGTAAAAGATTATCTCGATTGGTGGTTTGCTTATTCATTTACCAGGGGACAGTCTCTAAATTGGGGCTGGCTAGGAAGCGCAACCATGCTAAGCTCTTATGCGGTATATATGACTAACTTACAAAATAAAGCTGCAAACAGTACTGCTGTAGCGATATCTCCTTTACTTCCAATGGATTTTATAGGTTACGTTCAAGGCCTAGATAATATTTTTAATTATGTTAGTAATTTGAAAACGCAAAAAGATTTGATATATGTTTATTCTGCATGGAAGGATAAAATGGATAGTTTGCCAGACCATCCGGTTGTGAAAATGTTAAAAGAGGCCATAAGTCGTAATTTGATAGGAGGAAGGGAATGAAATATGTATTAATTAGCGCTAACGATGGGACGCTTTTAGGCGGCGGCATATATGAAGGGCAATGGGGCACAGACTTTATTAAAGTCTCCAGGAACGATAATGAGATAGTGATGATAAATATTGCACATGCGGCTACTATTCATTTCTTTAAAGAGCCGCCTGAAGTCTTGTTGAATTATATGAAATTACAGTCTTCTACCGCGTCACAGCTCCCTTCTCCATTGAGTCCACCGGGAATGATTGGTGTGGGGACTAGTAGAATTCCTCCGCTAGATGTTGCCCAGGAGATAGTGGAACAGGGCCCACCGGGGTATTCTCAAGATCGGTTGGGAGGGGTAAGCTTGGATGATTTGCCATTAAAGTTACCTCGCAAAGGAAAAAGCAAATGATTATTGGTAGTAATAGGTCTGTAGTATTTAAAAAACTGGCTGAACTGAAGAAGAGTGTAGTAAATCAGTGCCCGATATGTCATGGGGATGATCCTGGTTGCCGATGCCATGCCCTAATGCTAATGTATGAGGCTACCGCAGCAGCTAATGTCCCTGCTAAATTTTGGCAAGCTAAAGTAGCAGATTTTGGCGTTGGGCAGGAACATAATCCAGTAGTACAAGACTTGAAAGAGAAATGGTCCAAGTTAATCTTTCAGGTGGAAAATACAGTAAGAAATATTCCACTTATCATTGTCAGTGGAGCGAATGGAACTGGCAAAACAATGCTGTCCAGTATACTCTTAAAGGCCGCTGCGACACAAGGTATATCGGCACAGTATATTCTATTTAATCAATTAATCTCTCTGTATTATTCACGAGAAGATAATAGAGAAGAAATATTGGAAAGACTGCATGCCTGCGATTTGTTGGTAATAGATGAATTTGGCAAGGAATACACTAAAACAAATCAACTGGGCGAGGTTGACACAACGAGCGCTATTGCTAATTATGCAAAGTTTGTAGCAGAAAATACACTTAAGACTAGAAGCGATGCCGCATTAACTACTGTTATCGTTACCAATGATTCGATTGACGAATTAAAGGCTAAGTATGGTGGTCCAGGCCGGTCTATAGATTCTATTCTGGATGCAACTACGACAGTGGTTTTATATCATGCGGGTATAGACTTTAGGAAGGCGCAATCTTGATTGATCAGAATATATCTATAGACGAATACTTGCTTTCTATCTTATTGCAGGATAAACAATCGGTTATAACTGCAATTGAGGTAGATAAATTAACAGGGGCCTATTTTAACGCTGAGTGGCGCCCAGTATATGAAAACATAGTTTTGTACTATAAGAAGTTTAAAGAGGTGTTGGATAAAGAAAAAGTTTTTGATCAATTAAAACGAAGGGGCGTCTCTAGTGTAGAGCTTTCTAGGGGTTATGCTCTTTATATGTCTCTTGAGAATTTGAAAACCCCAGTTAAAGACTATAAATATTATGTAGATGCTATCAAGACTAGACATTTTAAGGGCATGCTACATGAGGCTGTATCTAAGGCAGACAAAACTTGCAATCGCATGAATGACCCAATAACGGCAGCTAAAGACCTAGCTAAAGTGGGCAGTGAGATTGTAACGTTAGCTGCTCAAGATAGAGTGGTCAGAACGTCTCTAGCTGAAAGCGCTCCAGCCATGAAAGATCTTTATCAAACAGCCAAAACACATCCGGAATTGGTCAGGGGCGTAATGACGGGATTCCAGAAACTTGACGAATTGACGTGGGGAGTAAATTCTGGAGAAGTTTTACTTATTGTGGGGCCAACAGGTGGAGGCAAGTCTATTAGTCTTATCGCTATGTCCGCATATATCGCCAACGGAATTAGATATTGCGCTAAATGTGGATTTCAATTATTTCTATATTCTAAAGATCGCTGTCCAAAATGTGGAACAATTTTTGCCACCCCAGCAGATATCTATACCATACCACCGAAGAACGTGGCATATGTTTCCATTGAAATGCCAGCAGAAGATTGCTTAAGGCGTTTTTGTTCTGCTTCTCTTGGTCTAAAAGAGAGAGAAATTAAACGCGGTCAATTAAGCGAGCAGGATGAGCAGATATATTTAAATTACTTAGAGTCTGTACGTAGCGGGAAGGGTCCAGTTGGATTTTATGTAATTGACGTTCCACGTGGAGAAGACATTAATTTCATAGCGACGGAAGTGGATAGGCAGGAAGCGTTGCATGGCGTCAAAATGGACGTTGTCATAATAGACTATTTGCAAATCATGAAAGCTACTACGGATAATTATAGAGATACCGGGGAAGACTGGAAAAAACAGACAGCTATATCGGAAGAGGTGCATGAGTATGCCAGGAGCAAGCGCATTCCTGTAATATCTGCAGCTCAATCTACTTCCATTCGTTCTATTAAGGGAGAAACAGCGAGATATGGAACCCATCGTGTTTCCAGGGCAGAGGGTATGGCTTATAATGTTAATATCATAGTACAGATAGAAGATCCACTAGAAAAACAAGAGGAAGAGAAGCAAGGAGACGATACCGATTTGACAATGAAGTTATATTTGGTGAAAAATAGAGGTGGAGAAAGAGGTGTAATTGTTATGCAAAAAGATTTCTCTCGAATGCAAATACATCACATTTTGGATGTTTCATATGCGACCTTAGAGGGAAGTTAAGTAATCGGATATTGTCTTGGCCTCATACAGAGTGTATGTTTTTGAGGAAAAAGTCACTATTAATATGAAAATTTTAAGCACTAAATCGCCACTACAACAGGTGAGCACAAAGGAGAGGCTATAATGGATAAGTCAGAGTTGTCTCGTAAAATTCTTTCGGATATTACAGTATATTCAAAATATGCGAAGTATATTCCGGGGCTGAAACGCCGTGAAACGTGGGAAGAAATTGTTACTAGGAATATGGAAATGCATATTAAAAAGTTTCCTTCGCTGGAGCAGGAAATCAAAAAGGCGTATGAGTTTGTATATGCTAAGAAGGTGGTTCCAAGTATGAGGGCACTGGAAGACTCTACGCCGATAATGACTAAATATGGGTGGAAGCTTGCTAAAGATATTCAGGAAGGAGATATTTTATACTCATCGGAAGGGACCGAAACAAAGGTATTGGGAGTTACTCACTTTCATGATAAGGAGCTATATCAAATAAGTTTCAACGATGATTCACATCTAGTTGCTTGCAGTGA